AACACCGACTGCAGGAAAGGTAAAGATCCCTGTAAGAGATACGGAAGTGACCGTAAAAGCCTACGATAAGGCGACAGGTGTTGATCTGGAAACCGGAAGTACTACTTACATGGATCTGGATATTGATCAGGATATGGCAGTCAATGAGTTGATTGACGGTTACGATGCAGCATCTGTTCCAGATAATCTGGTAGCAGATCGTCTGGATTCTGCCGCTTATTCTCTGGCACTGGACATGGATGAAAAATCTATCAGATTGCTGGAAAAGACTTCCGGCGTCAATGTATGCGCGACTAAAACCGCCGCGACAGAGGAAACAGCATACAAAGAAGTTCTTGCGGCAAAAACATACCTGGCAAGAAAAGGTGTACCAACAGAAGGACGCTGGATGATTTGCTCACCGGAATTTATGGCAACATTGATGATGGACGATCATTTCATTCGTCAGGGAGATCTGTCTCAGCAGATGAAGAACGCAGGAGCAACTGGTGCGATTGCAGGATTCGCTCTGTTTGAATCCGGAAATACGATGTTTGAAGATACAAAGATCGTGGCTTCTAAGAAAACTTCAACGGAATTTATCGCCGGACATCCGAACTGGTGTCATCGTGTGCAGGAGTGGGCAGTGCAGGTACATGCACAGGATCTTTCCGGTTCCGGTAAGTATATTGGCGCATCAGCAGTACAGGGACGTAAGATCTTCGGTATGAAGATTTCTAAGCCACAGACGGTATATGTTAAGAGAACAGAAGTTGCAGCATAAGGAGTTGATCCTAAATGTATGTAGATGAAACATATTATAATGATGTATTCAAAGGGGAGCCGGTAGATTCTGCCGACTTCCCGGCTTTATGCCAGCGTGCTGGAGAAATAATTGAGGAGATGACATTATACAGGTTGACCGAAGAAGGTTTTCAAATGATGTCAGAAATCAAACAGAAGCTTGTGAAGAATGCAGTTTGCGCTCAGATAGAGTATTTGGATGCAAACGGCGGAGCAGAGATGGACATGGGAAATGGAATGTCTGGAGCAACGCTTGGAAAATTTTCATATTCTGGAGCATCTTCGGGCAATGGATCTACGGAGCAATCTATATTTTCACCGAGGGCAGAAAGAATTCTCTGGCCAACCGGATTGACTTATCGAGGAGGTAGCTGTTGATGAGACCGATTCCGAAAAGACTGTTGATTCACACAGCCACCCTGTATCAGCGAGTCAATGTGGATAAGTGGGGAAAGGGCGAACTGAATGGAGGACAGGAACTGTCTAACATCCGGATAGAGCCATCCAAACAGATTATCCGGGATAAGAATAATGCAGAGGTACAGTTGGCTGCTACGCTTTTCTATGACTGTCGCAACAGCAGACCTTCTGATGTTTCTTTTGAAGTTGATCAAGTAGTTGATTTCAACGGTCAGAAACACCAGATAAAAACGGTAGAGACTCTGTATGATAATTTAAAACTGCATCATTACGAGATAGGAATGGTGAGATATGGCAAAGATTAAGACCCGGGTTACATTGCGAACACCACAGGCAGCTGCGTTAATAAAGGCAGCGAGTAACGAGGCACTGACAGATATGGGGCTACAGGCGTTGCAAGATGCATCTAAACATGTTCCACATGACCAAGGAGATCTTGAAGGTAGCGGACTGGACAACAGTGATAAAAAAGCCACAGGCGGTAAATATACGATGCGTTGGCATACTTCATATGCGCAGTATCTATGGAATGGAGACGTGATGTACGGTAATCCGACAGAAAGAAGATATGGACCCAAAAAGATTTCCTTCACATCGGCACTCGCTCATGAAGAATGGGCGAAATATGCAAGAGAGGTATACGGTGAACAGTGGAAGCAAGTGTATCAGGCGGCGCTAAAAAGGAGGATTAAATGATGCTGACAGAATTATTAGAACTAATTGCAGACACCGCAGAGAAGAACTGCAGTCTCGGCACGGAGATTTCCCTGGAAGAGCTTCCGGCAGATGGAGGCATATATGCTGAACTTGGTGAAGGATTCACGGAGTCTGTCAGTTACAACAAGCAGGAAGTCAAGATGATTCCGGTATTATTCCTGTGCCGGCATGCAGATCAGAAACGTTGCTTGGAACAACTGTGTGAGATTGCCGGATATCTGAGTGGATTAAAGAAGTACCCGCAAGGAAAGACATTTTCGTGGCTGGACACAACAGTAGCAAAGGAACCAAGTAAGATAGGGCGAGATGAGGATGGGGTGTATCATTATTCCTGCATCTTGAACTGTAAGATATATTGTTAAGAAAGGGTGATATTATGAAGAACATGGATTTACAGATATTCGCGGAGCCAAATGTCCCAAGTAATCCGATTACTCCGGAAATCAACTATGAGACAGAGGCATTCATCAACACGTCTCCGGCAGAAGGACAGCCTACTTGGGCGTCGCTTGCGAATTTGACAACAAATATGGCGCAGAGCTTAAATGAGGTCATTCAACAGCTTACTTATTACGCCGACAAAGGCTGGGGATCCAGTGAGGTTACAGGTGCACAGCTTACATTAACACTGACAGGCTCAGTGAAGCCGGGTGATGATGCGTGTGATTATATTTTGAGTGATGATGTGATGTACGGACTTGGCGAGAAGAGAAAGACACACATGAAGATTCAGAAGGGCAAGAAAGTAATTATCTGGCCAATCACGTTGGCAAATATTACTCCAGCTTATGGAGATGCGAACAATATCAATTCACTGACTGTGACCATTCATGGTAATGGACGTCCGTCAATCGGTACAACAGCGTAGGGAGGGCACGGCTCTCCCTTTTTAGGAGGTAAAGATCATGGCATATCAGGCAAAACGAAACAAAAGATTTGAGGAAGACTTCGAACTGGTAGATGAAAATGGCGTTGTGCAGCATACATTGAAAGTATCCTTGGATGCAGATGATATGGTCGCAAAGATTAATCGGAAATACACGGCACTGGTCAGAGCGCTTTCAGATGTGCAGGAAATCAAAAGAAAAGAAGCCAGCAACGAACAGCTAAGTGATGCGGTCGAGATGCTTGGAAGAGCAGAAATAGACATGTTTGAAGCCGTATTTGGAGCAGATGGGACAGAGACCATTCAGCAGTTCTACAAAGACCATTATATCGAGATGGCAAAGGAAGTCATCCCATTTATCACCGGAGTTGTTATTCCAAGGCTTACTGAAATCAAGGCGGAGAATAAGAAAGCATTGGTGAGTCAGTATAATCGTGCGAAAAAGAGACGGAGATTCTGGTAATGGGAGTCTTGACAGAGCTTCCGTCCTATCGTATTTGCACAGACAAAGGGAGATTTGACATCAACCCGGCTTTTGATATTATCCTTGAAGTACAGAGGCTGTACAAAGAGGAATCGCTGACGGATTACGAAAAGATTCAACAGGCGTTGAGCATGTTGGTTCGAAACAGGTGGAATCTCAGGTTATTGAAGCCAGCAGAACAGTTGAAGCTCATGCAGGATATCACAAGCAGATATATTGAAGTGGAAAAGCGCCCACAGATTAAGAAGAGTCCAGTTCCGGTATTAGATTTCGAACGGGATGGAGATTACATCTACGCTTCGTTCATGCAGGCGTACCAGATCGATCTGATTGACGAGCAGGGGAAATTACCCTGGAAAAAGTTCTTGTATCTGTTCAATGGATTGCCGGCGGATACAAAAATCAAACAGATTATGCGGATCAGGCAGATGCCGGTTCCGGAATACAATGGCAAGAATTCAAAAGAGATACAGGAAATCAATGAGATGAAATCTTATTATGCTCTTCCGGTGCAAGGCGGAGGAGGACAGTCTGGATTAGATCTATTGTTCCATACATTGGAGGGAATGGCAAAGAGATGATAGCAGACGGAAAGAAAATTAAAAAGGTAGAGTGTCCGCATTGCGGGCATAAACAGAACATATTTTACAAAACAGGAGCCAGTTGCAGAGGGCTCTTTTTTAAGTGCAAAAATCCAAACTGCAGAAAGGAATTTGAAATAAGACTATAACAGCCATTGTGCCACTGTGCCGGCGAATGAATAAAGGCAGGTGGGACAGGTGTCCAAGAACAGTGGCGGAGAAGTTACTTATGAAATTGTTGCTGATGACAGTCAACTTGAGTCAGATCTTAATGAGGCAGGGAAAAAGGTTGAAAAATCAGCCAAGAAGACAGCGAAGAAATCGGAAGATGCGGAAAAGGAAAGCGCTGAGGTAAAAAAATCTGTAAAAGAGGACGTTACCAAGAAGAATGAGCAGGAAAATGACAAACAGGAAAAAGATGATGATGATTCGTATCAGAACCGCGAGGAGTCCGCCAAGTCGCATGGATCCAAGCTATCATCTATAGCATCAGGAACAGCCAAGGCTATTGGAGCGGGTATGCTTGCGGCAGGGACGGCAATTGCAGGCGTTAGTGTTGCTGCTGTGAAAAGCGCGAATGATATTGACCAGGCAATGAACCAATACATTGCCAGTACCGGAAAAAGTACCGAGGAAACAGAACGGTATAAAAAGGTCATGGAGGATATCTACACCAATAATTACGGGGACTCCTTCGAAGATATCGGGGAGGCAATGGCGTCAATCACTCAGAATCTCGGCGATCTTGATGATACGTCACTGCAGACCGTAACCGAATCAGCGTTCGCACTTCGTGATACGTTCGGATACGAAATACCGGAGTCAACCAGAGCTGCCAAGGCTATGATGGATAATTTTGGTACATCTGGCGAAGAGGCAATGAATCTCATTGCTGCAGGTGCTCAGAATGGACTTGATTATTCCGGAGAGCTTCTTGATAGTATCTCAGAGTATTCTGTACAGTTCGCAAAAGTTGGACTGGACGCTGATGATATGTTCAAGGTATTCCAAAAGGGCGCGGAATCCGGAGCTTTTAACCTGGACAAGGTTGGTGATGCAGTCAAAGAGTTTTCTATCCGTGCCATTGATGGCTCTGATACGACAATTGACGGATTTAAGCGCATTGGTCTTAATGCCGATGAGATGGCAGCAAAATTCTCTGCCGGAGGCGATACCGCAAAGCAGGCATTTCAGGAGACCATTGCAGCGCTTGCGTCTATGGAAGACCCATTGGAACAGAATACCGCAGGTGTTGATCTGTTCGGTACTATGTGGGAGGATCTTGGTCCTGAAGCCGTTACAGCATTAGCAAGCATTGAAGATGGTGCTTATGATACTGCCGGAGCGATGCAGCAGATCAAGGACATCAAATACGATGATATCGGTTCCGTATTTGAGGGATTAAAAAGAAGTCTCGAAGTATTAATCGTCCCATTAGGTGAGCAGTTGATTCCGCTTTTGGCAGAACTGATTGACGATACATTGCCATTATTGGAAGATGCTCTTCCACCGATTATTGATGCCGTATCAGATGTAATCGAAGCGTTACAGCCGGCTATTGAGGACGTTCTTCCGGTACTGATAGACTCTCTTGCAGATATCGGAGAACCTCTTATGGATCTCGTGAATGAGATTCTCCCAGTGTTACTGAGTGCGATTAACGATATCTTGCCGTTAGCAGCGCAATTGGTTGGAGAAATCCTGCCGGTTATTACGAATCTGCTGAGTATGTTACTTCCACCGTTGGTGGAAATAATCAGCGCGTTATTACCGCCTCTAATTGAGTTAGTATCTGCATTGATGCCGATTTGCGAGTCATTAATAGGTGTACTTCAGCCGATTCTCGATTTATTTACAAGTCTTTTAACGCCGATTGTTAATCTGATATCCCAAGGATTGACTCCGCTGGTAAATGCAATTACGCCAGTAATACAGATTATTTCCAGTCTGCTGATTCCGATTTTAAACAGCCTTGGAAGCGTGTTTTCCAGTGTATTATCTGGAATGTTGTCTAACACAACAAGTATTATTGGTAACATTACAAATATACTGAGAAACTTAATAGACTTCATCAGGAACGTATTTACGGGAAATTGGCGTGGAGCATGGGAAAACGTAAAACAGATTTTCAGCAATGCGGTGTCGGGACTGGCTACAATTTTTAAGGCTCCAATCAATGCGATTGTAGATGGCTGGAACGGATTGGCTGGTAGCCTTGGAAGTGTAACTATCCCAGACTGGGTACCAGGAATCGGA